CTGGCACTGTGAGTACAAGTCGTTCAGCGCGTCGCCGGACAGGGAGTTAACCGCTGCTTCGGTCATAAACGAGAATTTCGCTTTAACAGCGTCACGTTTGGTTTTCAGTTCGCTTTCAGCGTTCGCCTGCAGCTGAGATTTCAGCGTGCTGATTTCATCAGTAAGCGGCTTCAGCGCCAGATTTACTGCAGCAGTAATGGCGTCAGAGTTAATCTGAGCCTGGCCCGGGTCGCCGCCACCCTCTTTCTTCTGCATCTGCTGGTTGTAGGCATCCCAGACCTGATCGTCGGTCAGCCCCTCGGTTTTAACGCCTGCGGCATTGAGCGCGGCGATCATCTTCTCTTTCATCGGGTTTATTTCTCCGTTGGTTTTGACTTCGTACTCAGTTGGTTTGCGCACGACTTCTACTGGATCGCCGACAAGCGTTACGACCTTGTCAGAGATGAGGTACTTCTGGTCGAAGAGCTTCGGCTTGGCGTTTTCACCATCCTCTTCGTAAACGAAATGGTCAGGCCAGACGCTGACGACGTAGCGCCACTTTTTGTCGTCCTGTTTGATGGACATGCGCAGCGCCTGGTAGATGTCGTCGAATGACATCTCTGAAGCGTTGCTGATGAAGAACTTCACCTTGTTCCACCAGCCGTCTTTCATGCTGTTGGCGGCATCGATGAGGCTCGTCGATTCAACATCGGCCTCTTGCCCGTCAGCGTTCACGAACATGCCGACACCCTGTTCCGGCGTCCCGGCCCCCGGCTCGTCCAGCAGAATGGCGATGTGGTCGAACTGCATGTTGTGAGCGACCCACGAGTACTTCTTCTGCTTTGACTCTCCCGTCTTTTGCTCTTTGTTTAGCAGCAGACCGGTAGAGACATGAATCGGGTCGGCGTTATTGCCGGAAATCATGTCGTCCAGGCGCTGAATAAGGCGCTTACCGTCAGGCTTGGTATCTGCCACAGCCTTATTGACGTAAACGTCCATCACGACCTTATCGTTGGACTTGCTGACGTTCTGAGCCCACGCTCCGGCGTAGTAATCATTGACCGCCTGCGGGTCGTTGGCGCTGACGTATTTGCCGTTCACCATCGGGTGGCCGATCGGCATTAACTTGCGCTCCATCGTCTGGTAGCTGTTGTTAATCTCCTCCGCCGGGTACAGGCCGCCATTCATCACGATGTCATCGACGATCGGAACCGCACCACGAATGACGTAGTGTTCCTGGCCGTTGATGGTGGTCGTTGAGATGTTGGAGGCGTTGATGGCGAGGGATTTAACATGAATACTGGTAAGGTTCATGTTTAACCCTTTGGATTAATAAAATGAAAAAATGGTTATTGGCTTTAGCGTTTATTGTGACGATCCCTGCTCACGCTGAATTCATGACAGGTAATGATTTATATGAGCTATACAAATCCTCTTTGCGTGCAGAGCAATCGTCTGCCACAGATAAAGACTTTCGTGATGCAAACGAATATTTGGGCTACGTTACTGGCGTATGGGATGCCATGGAAGGTACCGTTGCGTGTACTGATGACAAAATTACCAGAGGCCAGATCGCCGACATGGTCGGTGGTTATCTAAGGAGCAACCCAAGCTTTAGGGATAAACCGGCAAGCTCAATAATCATGCTTTACATGAGCTACCGCTATCCATGTAAAAAATGATTAAGCGGCCTCCTTAGCGGTCCACTGCTTGCGTTCTTTCGCCAACTTATCAGCCAGCCCTTCATTGAAGATGCTGCCGTCATCGTTGAGCAGCGCCGGGATTTGGCTGCAGTAGCAGTTGTACCTGTTGCCGCTCTCGGCGTAGAAGTCCCGCACCTCTTCGGTGGTGTAGACCTTTCCGTGACGGCTGGCGTGCCAGGTGCGCGTCGTAGGTTTGAGCGCTGACAACCACAGCAGGCCGGTATTCAGCCCCAGCCGGTCAGAAGCCCAGTCCGTTTCGTTCCACTGAGCCTGCCGCAGCGCGCCGACCTGCTCAGTCTGAGCGATGGTTTTGGCCTTCGACATCGATACGTCAAGACGCTTGCTGATGACGCTGGCCGTCTCGCGTGGATTCACGCCGCGCGCTACCGCGTCGGTGATGATGTTTGTCAGGTCGCCGCGGGCGGTGTCGCTGATGACCTTCCAGTCACTGAACGTTGTCAGCCTGGCCGCCGATATCTGGTTCAGATAACCGGGACTGCTTAAAAGCTGCTGTAGCGTCGTCTGGCTGGCGTACACCTGCGACTGCTGCGAGAGATTATTGAACGCCTCCAGCGTGCCGCGCTGCGCTTCTGCAACGACGTAATCCATCGCCCACAGGTTTTGCTCGCCACCTTCCAGCAGGTAATCATCGAGAATGCCTTGCACCGCTTCCAGCAAATCCGCCAGTTCCTGCGCCGACATGTCGTAGATGAACTTGCCGGCGTTGACTTGGTAGAGCCGCATGTCCGCGCCGTTGTCGTGGCAAAGGAAGTGCCAGTTATGGCTGTTTACCTCGCGCTCTCTACCGGTCAGGCGCTGGTCAAACAGAGCTTTCAGCGCCACCTTTATCGCGTAATACCTATCCTCAATGTCGCGCCCCATTCTGCTGAAGGATTTACGCGACATTGTGGGGTCAACTTTCGACCGTGGTATCACCGGACTTTTCGGCTTCTGATTCTGGGTCGGCCAGTGGGTCAGGCTTTGGCTTATTGCCATCTGGCGGCACCTCGTCATCAAGTTCAGGCAGGGCTTGCAGTTCGCCCGCCGCGCGTATCTCATTTTCTGTGATAGCTGAGCGACCAAAGGCGTTCGTCGACTTCACCGCCACGTCCGCAAGTTTGTCCATGTTGGCAATCTTCTCTGCCTGGCTCGGCGCCAGCAAATCAGACCATCCGACGGTAATTTCCTCACCTGCCGCTGGAGAGATAAAGCCAAACTCCCAGAATCGGGTAACGATGTCCGTTATCAGGTCTGTCAGGAAGCCGGTTCGCCGGCTCATTCGGGTCTTAGCCCAGTCCTTCGCATCCTCAGTACTGGCCCGCTCGCCCGTCTGCATGCCTACCAGGACTTTGACCGGGATCGGCACGGTGGCGCAAAACTCATTCAGGATGGTTCGCCACGTGGGTTCAGGATCTGCCGCTGCAACCGAAAGCACACTGACATCGCCCTCCTGCATCATCACAGCGCTATCAGAGCTGTCGTTAAGGCGTCGCACCTGCCCATCAAGGGCTTCGGATAGCTGAGATTCTGAAACCCCGAGAGCCTTAGCAAGAGCTGAGAAGTTTGTTTTGGCACTGAAGTTGAAGTTGAGCTGACGGCTTGCGTTTTTGAAGAACCCCTCGGCGGCACCACCTGTAACCTTTTCGCCGTCCATAATTTTATGGAAGCCAGGGGCTAGCAGTGATTCGCCAGAGTAGAGGCGGCCATCATCGGATCCTTCAGCAAGGATAATCACGCGGTCAGGATGGACGTTGATAATGCGCCCGGGCTGACCGCCGGCTTGATGTTGTACGGGAATTTCAGTAAACGAGTACATGGTGACGTCACCGTAGTTCTCGCTGCTCTGATCTTCGTTGTAAGTGACAGGCTCAATCTGTGCCTCCCACACCGGGATCAACTTAACTAATGCCTTTTCCTTCTGCCTGGCAGTAACAATCTTATCGACCGGCTTATCCCAGGTCCGGTTGTCCTTTACCTGGATCAGCAGCGCAGAGTAGCGCCCCACGAGGTTGCGCTTGTCAGCGCCTTTAATCTGCTTCCAGCAACGCTTGAGCAGCTTGTTTACGCGCTTATCCCATTCCGTTTGCTGGGTGGCATCCTTCGTCTGGTCACCTTCGTAGACATCCGGGAAGTCCTCCCAGCAGCCATCTACCATCCGGTTAACAGCAGCGTTAGCAATCGCATTGCGGCTGTAGGCCCGGAAAAAGTCGTCGAACGTCAGGTTCAGTGGATAGCCAAACTCCTGGTAAAGGCGCTGGCGCTTCGTATTACTGGTGCCATTGAACAGAGCGTTAACGTAGCGCATACGATCACGATCGAGGCTGGCATTTGCGGCAAATTGTTTATTCATTTCGCTTTCGTTCACGGTTTCCTCCGTCAGCGCGAGCGCACCAACATGCCGGTGATTTTCTGTGGTGAATGCAGTACGCGATAACGTGTTCCATCCCAGTCG